CACATAACAAACTATAATGTTATGGGGCAAGATGTAAATTACCAAGCACAAATGCACACATTAAATTTTGGTGTAGAATTTAGTAGTTATACATTAAATACTGTTAGTAATACTTTGTTTAAAGATTATTATTTTGACTACTTGAATAACTTATATTCTTTAAAATCAAGAATGGTTAAAGTAAGTATGCGTTTACCTTATTCAGAGCTATTAGCGTTGCGTTTAAACGATAGAATTGTAATACGTGATAAAAGATATATTATAAATTCTTTTACAACGGATTTAGACACTTTCGAAAGTAAGTTTGAATTGATACAAGATTTTAGAAGTTTAATTTTTAATAATTCACAGCCAAGACAAATAAACAATACGGCTCAACTTTTAAGATTTGATACAACAAGTAATGAACCTTTAACGTGGAGTATTTTAAATGACCCAAGATTACAAATATTAAATATTATAAATGCTGATAATTATGTAGAAATAAATATTGCAGCAAATACAACAGCGACAGAATTAATATACAGTATACAAAGTAATAATAACGATTTAATAGTAATAACACAAGATGCTTAAATTAGTAATACAAATGCTTGAATTTCAAAAGTTTGGAACAAGCGAAGCGATAGATATTGCAAAAGGAAAATATAAAATACCTGAAACACTAACAGAACTTAAAAAATCAATAAAATGGCAATTACAAAAACGATAGAAATTGATTTAAACAGTCAAGGTGCTACAACCGGAATAAACAACATAACTAATTCTATTGAGCAAACTGATAAAGCAACGCAATCATTAAGAAGTCAATTAAGACAAGCTCAAGCAGATGTTGGGGAACTTTCTGAAAAGTTTGGTGCAACTTCAAGAGAAGCAGTTGAAGCAGCTAAAAGAGCAGGGCAATTAAAAGATGCTATTGGTGATGCAAAGGCTTTAACTGATGCGTTTAATCCTGATGCTAAATTTAGTGCTTTATCTGGTTCTTTAAGTGGTGTAGCAAGTGGTTTTAGTGCTGTTGAGGGTAGTTTAGCATTAGCAGGTGTACAAAGTGAAAACCTACAAGAAACAATGGTTAGGTTACAAGCTGCTATGGCACTTTCTCAAGGTTTACAAGGGTTAGGCGAAAGTATAGATAGTTTCAAACAAATGGGAGCTGTTGCTAAAAACGCATTAGCTGGAATTAAAACAGGAATTGCTGCAACAGGTATTGGTATTTTATTAGTTGCTATTGGTGCTATTGCTGTTTATTGGGACGATATTAAAGAAGCAGTTAATGGCGTAAGTAATGAGCAAGAAACACTAAATAAACAATCACAAAGTAATTTAGATATTCAGCAAAAAAAATTAGATACAATAGGTGGGCAAGATAATATTTTAAAATTACAAGGTAAATCTGAAAAAGATATTTTAAAAATTAAAATAGCACAAACAGACCAAGTAATAAAAGCATCTGAAATACAAATAGAGCAATCTATTGCTACAACAAAAGCACAAACTGAAGCAGCTAAAAGAAATCAAGATATTTTAGCAGGTGTTTTAAAGTTTATTAGTTTACCACTAACAATGATTTTAAAAACAGTTGATGCTGTTGGTAGTGCTTTAGGTAAAGATTTTGGATTAGAAGAAAAAGTATTTAAAGGATTATCTTCTTTTATTTTTGACCCTAAAAAAACACAAGAAGAGGGCGATAAAGTTGTAGAAGAACAGAAAAAAGCACTTGCAAAACTTAAAAACGATAGAGCGGGTTTACAATTATCTGTAAATTCAATAGAACAACAAGCTGCACAAACAAGAGTTGAAAAACAAAAAGAAAATAATGCTAATGAAATTAAGTTAGAACAAGATAAAGTAAATGCTTTAGAACGTATTAGACAAGGTGAAATTGATACAGAGGCAGAACGTAGAGCAGAGGAATTATTTCAAGTTCAAAAACAATATGCTGATTTAATTGCAGAAGCTGAAAAATATTATGGTAAAAATTCTGCAAAGGTTTTGTCTTTAAAAGAAGCACAACGTACAAAAGAAAAAGAACTTGCTGATAAATTCAAAGCAGAAGATGACCAAAAAGAATTAGATTATTGGATGAACCAATCCGCAAAATCTATAGCAAGAGATGATGAAGCAAAGAAAAAAAGAGAAACAGCAGCAGCTGAAGATATAGCATTTCAAAAAGCAAAAGATGATGTAATAGCAACTTCAAAAGCAAACTTTAATAATATAATTTCTGGTTTAGAAGAAACAGGTTTAGCAAAAACAAAAGCAGGTCAAGGAGTAGCAAAAGCAATAGCTTTAACTCAAATTGGTATTGATAGTGCTGTAGCAATTTCTAAAGCTTCTACTTTAGCAAATGCAGAGGGTGTAGCTGCACAATTAGCACTTCCTTTCGTGCCTGGAATTGGTACAGTTGCAAGAATTATATCTTACGCTTCTACTGGTTTATCTGTATTATCAAACGTAAAAAGAGCAAAACAATTATTATCAAGTGGTGGTTCTGCTGGTGGTTCTGCTTCTGCAGGTGGTGGTTCTGCACCATCTATAGGAGGCGGTGGTTCTCCTCCTCCTGCACCACAATTTAACGTAGTAGGTAACACAGGCGTTAATCAATTAGCACAAACATTAGGAAGCCAACAACCTGTTCAAGCGTTTGTAGTTGCAAACCAAGTTACAAGCCAACAATCATTAGATAGAAATATAATTAAAAATGCAAGTTTAGGATAAAAAATAACAAAATATAGAAATTAATGTTTTTAAATAAAAATAGTATGAACCTGATAGAATTAATAATAGACGATAAAGATGTATTAAGTGGTGTAGATGCTATTAGTGTAGTAGAAACTCCTGCTATTGAGTCTAATTTCGTAGCGTTAAAAGCAGAAGAAATTAAATTAGCTCAAGTAGATACTGAAAAGCGTATTTTAATGGGTGCTGTTTTAATTCCTGAAAAGCCAATTTACAGACGTAATGGCGAAGATGAATATTATATTTACTTTTCAAAAGATACAGTAAACAAAGCAAGTCAATTATTCTTTAAAAATGGTAACCAAAACAATTGGACTTTAGAACACGGTAAAGAAATTAAAGGTTTAACCGTTGTTGAAAGTTGGATAGTTGAAGATATGGCAAAAGATAAATCAGCTATTTATAATTTAAGTGTGCCTGTAGGTACTTGGATGGCTTCAGTTAAAGTTGAAGATGATGGTATTTGGAATGACTATGTTAAAACAGGAAAAGTAAAAGGTTTTTCATTAGAGGGATATTTTGCAGATAAATTAGAAGAAAAAAAGCAGTTAAGTAAAAACGAAAGTATTGTTGAACAAATTAAATCTTTAATAAATGAGTACGAAAACAAAAAGTAAAACGAGTCCAGTAAATGGTAAAAAAGGTTGTCTATGTGATGACAACACGTATAGTAAAGAATGTTGCAATGGTGATTTACAAAATCAAGGCATTGGTGCAACTACAGGAGTAGATAGTGTAACCGTTACAGAAAACAACGGAGTAAGAGTAATAACAAGAGTAAACGGATAACAATGACACCACAAGAAAAAAATGTATTTAGTAAACTATTTAAAACTGAATTAGGTACACACGATATAAATTTAGGTATTGTACAAGACGCTGTTAAAATAGTTGATGGTGCAGAAAAAGAATTTAAAAATGGTTTTTTAGAAGTATCATTTGCTCGTAATAAAGCTATACCAATGATAAAAAATGCTATTTTAAATGCTGAAAAATTTTTAAATCAATTTGAACAAACTAAAAAAGCTGCAAAAGAATTAGGTATTGATTTACCTGCTGATTATTTAAAGTATGAAATGAAAGCTTCAACTGTTATTGGAGAAGCAAAAGATATAATAACTTGGTTAAATAAATATTAAATAAATATTAAATAAATTAAAAATGACACCACAAGAAAAAAACGTATTCAGTAAATTATTTGCTAAAACAGAATTAGCATCTCACAAAGTAGAATTAGCTGTAACAGATGAAATTACAGCAGAATTAAAAAACATTAAAACGTTTTTAGATAATGCAAATAAAGCTGATGCTATAGTGCAAAAATCTGTAGCTACTTTAAATTCAAGTTATAAATTTTTTGCAAATAATCAAGGATTTGCAAAAGGTAGAGTAAAAGTTGTAGATGGCTTAAGAACTAAATTTGAAAAATTAGGAACTGAATTAGGTTTAGATGTTAAAAATACAGACTCTTACAAACAAATTTTGACTATGTATGATTTTGCTTCTCAAATTGATGATACTTTAGGTAATATGAATAATGCTATTAAGACAATAGGAAAGTAATAAAATACAACAACAATTAAATAATATTGTTTTTAAATAAATTTAATAAATATGTCAAACGTAATTACAGAAATCAAAAAGTTGCTTGGTATGGAAATCAAACTTGAGCAAATGGCATTAGACAACGGGACTATTATCGAAGCAGAATTATTCGAAGCAGGTCAAGCGGTGTTTATTGTAAACGGTGAAGATAGAGTAGCATTGCCTGTAGGTGATTATATTCTTGATAACGGAATGATTTTAGTAGTTGAAGTTGAAGGCGAAATCAAAGAAATCAAAGAAATGGAAGTTGAAGCACCTGCAGAGGAAGCTCCTGAAGTAGAAGTTGAGGTTGAAGCAGCTCAAACAGCAACAGCTAAAAAAGTAATCGAGTCTACTGTTAGAGAGTCGCATTTTTCAAAAGAAGATGTTGATGCTTTAAAATTAGAAATCGAAAGTTTAAAAACGGAATTAGCAAAACAGGTAGATGTTATTGAAGAAAAAGTAGAATTATCTGCTCAACCTTTAACACACAATCCTGATGCAAAACCAAACGTTGAAAAAGTGTTATTCTCACAAAACAGAGTAATGACTACATTCGACAGAGTAATGAATAAAATAGCAAACTAATAATTAATTAAAAAAAATGGCTACTACTACAAGTATTACAACAACTTACGCTGGTGAATTTTCAAAAAAATACATTTCAGCTGCATTATTATCAGCTTCTACTATCGAAAATGGTGGAATTGAAGTAATGCCAAACGTAAAGTACAAATCAGTTATTCAACGTTTAGCTACTGACGCTATCGTTAAAGATGCTACTTGTGCTTTTGATGCAACTTCTACAGTTACTTTAACTGAAAGAGTAATTACCCCTGAGGAATTCCAAGTAAATTTGGAATTGTGTAAAAAAGATTTCGCAAGTACTTGGCAATCCATCGAAATGGGAATGTCTGCTTTCGAAACTTTACCAAAATCTTTTGCTGATTATTTAATTGCTCACGTAGCAGCTAAAGTAGCAGAGAAAAATGAAACTAATATTTGGAGAGGTGTTAATGCTAACGCTGGAGAATATGCAGGTTTAGTAACTTTAGCTACTGCTGATGCTGCTGTTATTGATGTAGTTGGTACTACTGTAACTGCTGCAAATGTCATAACAGAAATGGCCAAGGTAATTGACCAAATTCCTGCTACATTATATGGAAAGGAAGATTTATATATCTATGTTTCTCAAAACGTTGCAAGAGCATACGTAAGAGCTTTAGGTGGTTTTGGTGCTTCTGGTTTAGGTGCTAACGGTACTAACTCAATGGGTACTCAATGGTTTAACAACGGTTCATTATCTTTTGATGGTGTTAAAGTATTTGTTGCTAATGGTTTAGCTTCTAACTATATGATGGCTGCTCAAAAATCTAACTTATATTTTGGTACAGGTTTATTATCTGACTATAATGAAGTTAAATTAATTGATATGGCAGATATTGACGGAAGTCAAAATGTAAGAGTTGTTATGAGATTTACTGCTGCTGTTCAATACGGTGTAGGTTCTGAAATCGTACTTTACACTCCAGCATAATTAATAACTAAATAATTTTAAAAAGGTGGTGCAATAAACGCCACCTTTTTTTTTAACTTTTAAAATATAAAAATATGTGTGATTTGACTTTGGGCAGATTGGAAGTATGTAAAAGTAGCGTAGGTGGTTTGAAAAATGTTTACTTCGTAAATTACGGAGATGCAACAGGATACACTTACGATGCTACAAATACTGACGCAATCGATGCTGTATTAGGCACCCCATCTGCTTACAAATATGAGTTAAAAGGTGCAAGTACCTTTACTCAAAATATTAATAGCTCAAGAGAGAACGGTACAACGTTTTTTGAGCAAGTTTTGGAATTAACTTTTAAAAGATTAACTCCAAAAGATAACAAAGAATTAAAATTATTAGCTTACGGAAGACCACAAGCTATTGTTGAAGATAACAACGGTAATTTATTTTACGCAGGTTTACAACACGGTATGGATGTAACAGGCGGTACTATTGTAACAGGTGGTGCAATGGGAGATTTATCTGGATATACCTTAACTTTAACAGGAATGGAAAAAGTACCTGCTAACTTTATAGATACTACTTTAGTTTTAGCTGGATTTACAGTTGTAAACGGTATTTAAAAAATCTTTTTTTTAGTGTTAAAAAAGCGTATTTTAATTAGTACGCTTTTTTTTTATATAATAATTTTAATTATTTTTTAAATAATTGAAAACAAAACTGTGACTTTTGTGTTTTTAAATAAAAGAATATGATAATCTTAAGAGAACAAGCAACTGCTCAAACATTAAACGCTATTATTTATGGTAGTAATGCTGATGCTATTGTATTGCGAGATGAGGAAACTAACATAGAAGTAGAATTAAATTGCACGTTTTCAATAGATAGATACTATGTAACAACTTCTAAAATATTCCCAATTAAACAAAATAAATATTATACACTTACTATTTTAAATGGTACGGATATAGTTTACCGAGATAAAGTTTTTTGTACAAATCAAACTATTGCAAGTTATACGATTAACAAAGACGAATATACTCAACATACAACAAATAACGATTATAAAATATTTGAATAATATGTTTCACATTTTAAATTTAAGTGCATATACTTCACCACAAATAAACGAAAGTAAAAAAGGTGAGTTTGTAGAATACGGATTAGATAATAATTACTTTAGTTTTTTAATTGAAAGGTATTTATACAGCACAACTAACAACGCTATTATAACAGGTGTTTCTAATATGATTTACGGAAAAGGTATATCAGCATTAGATGCAAATAAAAAACCTGATGAGTACGCTAAAATGATTTCTATTATCAAACCTAACTGTTTAAAGAAAGTAGGTTTAGAACGCAAGTTATTAGGAATGGCTGCTATGCAAATTGGATATGAAAAAGGCGAGGTTAAATTCGTAGACCATTTTCCGATGCATACTTTACGTGCTGAAAAATGTAATGACAAAGGAGAAATTGAAGCTTGGTATTATCACCCTGATTGGAATAATAAAAAACCAAGTGAAGAATTAAAACGTATTCCTGCTTTTGGTTTTGGTAATAAAAAAGAAGTTGAAATATACGTTATTAAACCTTATATTAGTGGTTATCATTATTACACTCCAATAGATTATTCTGGTGCTTTACCATACGCAAAGTTAGAAGAAGAAATATCTGATTATTTGATTAACGATGTAATGAATGGTTTTAGTGGTACTAAAGTTATAAATTTTAATAACGGTGTACCGCCTGAAGAAAAAAGAGAAGAAATAGCAAACGAGGTTAAAAGAAAATTAACAGGTGCAAGAGGTGAAAAAGTAATTGTAGGATTTAACAGCTCGGTAGAAAATAAAACTACTGTAGATGATATTCCTTTAAACGATGCACCTGCACACTACGAATATTTAAGCAAAGAATGTTTTGAAAAATTAGTTGTAGGACATAGAGTAACAAGTCCAATGCTTTTAGGTATTCGTGATGCTGGTGGTGGTTTTTCTAACAATGCAGATGAAATTAAAACAGCTACTTTGTTATATGATAATTTAGTTATCAAACCATATCAATTAGAAATTATCGAAGCGTTAGATATTATTTTAGCAGTTAATAATATTAAGTTAAAATTATACTTTAAAACAATACAGCCTTTAGAGTTTACAGATTTAGAAAATGCACAAACACAAGACCAAGTAACAGAAGAAACAGGTACTCAATTATCTGCACATACAAATCCTGAATTAGCAAACGCATTAATTAACAAAGGCGAAGTTTTAGGTGCTGAATGGGTTTTAATAGATGAAACAGAAGTAGATTTAGATAGTGAATTAGAATTAGATGCAGAAATTGAAGCTTTAAATAACAAAAAGAAACAAAGTTTGTTACAAAAATTTGCTGCTACTATTACAGGTAGACCAAACGCAAAAAGCGAACAAGATGAAAATATTGATGGTGTTCGTTTTATTACACGTTATAAATATAGCGGAAGTGCAATAGGTGAGCGTGAATTTTGCAATAAAATGATTGGTGCTAATAAATTATATCGTAAAGAAGATATTGATAAAACAGATAGCAATTCTGTAAATCCAGGGCAAGGACATAACGGTCAAAATTATAATTTGTTTTTATACAAGGGCGGAGTTAATTGTAAGCACAAATGGTTAAGACAAACTTACGTATCTTTTGAAAACATTAAAATAGATGTTACAAATCCAAACGCAACGCAAATAAGCACTAATAAAGCTGAAAAGTACGGTTACAGAGTAAGAAACGATAAAGAGGTGGCAATGAGACCTATTGATATGCCAAATAACGGACACCATCCAGAATACAATAAATAATTATGGCATACGCATTACTAATATCAACAGAAGATGTAAAGAAATTTACAATAGTAAATGGTAATTTAGATGCTGACGATTTTAT